TCCAAGTAGGAGAAAGATTAATAACAGGACGCGGGAGTTCAAATTGATATTCAATGCGAACAAGTCCATCTTCTAGTTTGATACCGCGTGGCCCATCTTCGATTGCCTGTGTGCGTTCAATAAACTTAAACCGGTTACCTTCGGAGAGATTGCCGTTTTTAATCCAACGCTCTAAGTCGACAGTCCGACCCGGGTCAATGACCAATCCGCCAGGAACGACATTCTCTCCGTCGATAAACACATTTACTACAGCACGAGTTGTATTAAGATTTTTAAGTAAGATACTATATTCGCTAGCGAATGGAATATAGACCGTGTCCTTGAATTCACGGAGCACTTTGCCTTTTGATTTGATAGAGGCTACTAATTTTTGATTATACATCATGGTTCTTCCTTTTTACTGCGTACACTCTAGACGCATAGTATTTTAAAGAGTGTTAGTTGTAGCACCATGCTACATTTTTATTTATTCTTATTATACAGTCATAAAAAATAAAGTCAAAAAAATAGGACCCAAAGGTCCTATTATTCTGCATGCCAAATTTCTGTAAAACCTTCATCTTCTGTTGGCATTACAAATCCATCAATCATGCTACGCATGACATGATCCGGAATGTTCTTACCTGGGCGGCTTGCCAAGCGGCGAGCTAGCTCGTCAGCATCTGGAGTCTTAAACACAATGGCGATATGCTCGTACTTTGGCAAGGTATTAAACTTACGCTTACGGCTAGCGACAGTTGTGCTAGTTTGATCCCAGATAACATCTAATCCGTTTGCTTGGCAAATCAATGCTTGGTTAGCCATTAACTTAACAGCCGTTGGCATGTAATCCTTAAACACTTCGTTATAAGTCTTACCTTGCTCTTTAGCGTATGCTTCCACAAAATTGTCAGTGGACACTACAGGAATGTCCTTAGCCCAGTCTTGGTTCGTAATCCAGCTAGACTTGCCTGCTCCTGGAACTCCAATTAATTGATAACACTTCATAATTCATCCAATCTTTGTGCAACAAGGTTTGCAATAGTTTGTTCTAACTTTTCAATTTCGTCTGCGGCTTCGTCTAGCAAGTTAGCAATCTTATCTGGCTTGCCTTCTACAACTGCTAACCGACCTGGAATCTGCCTACGTATTTCTGCCCGCTTACGCAAACGGAATAGCAGACTTTGTTCTGCTACGGGTAAATGGCTTTCATCTTTCATGCTATATTATAACCTCAAAAAGGGATGTCGTCATCCTCTAAAACTTCTGTGTTGTATTTGTACAACGGTGCTACATAATTGGGATCGTCCCAATTATTAAACACATCATTGTAATCATTACTACTACCGCGTTGACCACAACGCAACCTGTCTTGGTTGTCTGTAAGTATTTCAACTTTGTCCAAACTAGAATGCGGATTCCACGGATGATGAACAGTAACATATCCATTATAAAATGTGCCTTCCCAAGCGCCGTTAATCACATAAAACTTGAAATGAGCAGGGTCGTAATCGTCCTCTACATCCACAAGCAAACTTGGACGTTCGGTTGTGCCTAGCATTAGTCTCATCGAGGATCTCCTTCCCAGGGCAACGGTTCTGGCCAAATAACATTAAATGGCCTGCCTATCTTTTTAGCATAGTCATGTGTGTACCAAGTACCGCCTGTCTTCTGCCAAGACATTTGTTTAGGCACAACCAGCAAAACTTCGCACCCGTCTACAATAGCACGGTCACGTTCTAAATAGCCTGCTGGAGCATGTACTACATCTCCACCAAAGTGGCCTTGCTCTTCATCTGACTTTGGAGGATAACAAATAATCTTGTATCCTAATTCACGAGCAATAGCGGCTGCTTCTACATCTACACCTCGACAGTCACCGTGATGGAACTCTGTACCAGGTAGTTGAGCAAGTACCTTACGCACTTCCCTTGCTTGCCATTCCGTCATCCCTTCACGGGTTCCTGTAATACCTATCTTCATGCTAACTGTTCCCGCACCCATGATAAACGAGCTTGCTCGTCCATAGCAGTATACTCAACAATGTTAGCACGAATAGCATCCACTAGTGGAAAGTATTCTTCGTCTAGATTATGCTTGATGTCTTTGTTCAAGTCTACTAACTTGTCTGTACGTGGATTGCGAGCAACCCACTTCGAAGTTAAGTAGTATGGCGACTTGATCTTAGCACTTACACCATCTTCAGTATAGAATACAAAACCTTCATGGCGGACATTCTTGGTTAGTTCAACCAAGTTGCCTACAGTAGTAGAGTAATGTTCTGGCACATAGCAGTTGAAACCAACTGCCATTCCTTCTAGAATAGAACGGTGATGTCCTACTTTAGAACCCCAAGCATTGTCACGATATCCTAGTACATACATACCAGCCTTTTCAGGAACAATATGTGGGTCGCTTGGATGTACGCACTCAAACATCACAGTCAGATTGTCCATGTCAGCACGATTAAATGCCAATTGCCAATCTGCCCAGCACATATGAGTAAGCATCATTTCTTTTGCCATAGCAACATACGGGCTATCAGTGCTACCAGTAGTAGACACTAGCACATCGCCTTTGTACCAAGTCAACGCAACCATGAAACCATTTACCTTACGGAATGCTGTAATCTTAGTATCTGGAGCAAGCACTGGTGCTTCCTTTTCGATACCATAGTTGTAGATCTTTGTGAATGGATAAGCAACCAAGTTGAAATCCTTGTCCACAATAGACCCACGACATTCAGCAATGTACTCGTTCCACAGGTTGTCGTAGAACACTTTCTTCTTGTACTTTAGGATATACATACCTTCGCCACACTCTTTCATATTGATCAAGTTCGACGAAGCTACATACTCCTTCAATTCCTTTTGAAACATTTTATTCACCAATAAACTTTCTAGCTTCTGCCATTAATATAGCATCACCCTTTGTCATAACAGCTAACAATAATCTCTTTTCCTCTAAGTATGTCTTGGCAAATGCAACGTCATGTGCCATGATACTACGAGTGTTAGCGATTAAGTCAGCTAACTTAACTGTCTGTGCTTCTGCAGGGGCCGCCGCAGAGTGTGCTCGGTCTAATGCCTTGCGATGCGTTCTGTTGCCATGTTCAGGACGACTAACATCAGTTAACCATCCAACTAACTCTGCAACTTCTGCACCAAACTCTGCACGGATCGTTTCGATTGTTACGCCTGTGTCTTCTACAGTATCGTGCAACCAAGCCGCGGCAACCATTGCTTCTGTACCACCTGCATCTTCAACAATCTTTGCAACCTCGGCGGGGTGGACGATGTAGGGTTCGAAAGTGTACTTACGAACTTGTCCTACAGCCGCGTGTGCCGCAGTAGCAAATACTCTAGCTCTCTCTACGATCGTCATACCTTACTCCTTAATGATGTCCTTTGATTTCGCCACGCATAGCATCCTTGATTGCAAACTCCATACTAACTGCAATACGGCCAGTTGCATCCATTCCCATATCGCGGCAACGATACTTTTCCATTCCACTAATGCCACCGTGTAAGTGTCCATGTAAGTGAACAGCACCTCTGTGCATCTGGTCCCATTCTGCAATAGGATAGTGAAACATCACAACCTTAGTACCATCATAATTGATGTCTAAGTATTCATGTACTTCTGCAAAGGCATTACGGAAATTTACATCCATTAATGTCTTACGGTCGTGATTACCACGTACTAAAATCTTAACACCGTTTAAACGATTAACCATTTTAGCGGCATCACTTCCTGACATGAACGCAACATCACCTAAGATGTAAACTGTGTCTTCTGGAGCGATCAAATCGTTCCATTCTTTAACCATTGCCTCGTTCATATAGGCTAAATCATTTTTAAATCTTGCTCTTGACTCTGGGCAAAAACTCATAATGTTTTTGTGCCCAAAGTGCAAGTCGCTTGTTACCCAAGTATTCATATCTCAATCCTTTACATTGACCAGTAAGTCTCCGAAGCAGGATTGCAACACCATGGAGTGTCACGATCAATTTGGACGTCCTTACCGGACATTAAATTTTTAACAGTTACCATAGTTGGAAAGTACTCAAATCGGTAACCCATCTTTGCAGGGTACATGTGAAACAGTTCAGCACATTCACGCTTCATACCTGCTTCATCACGGTCTGTCCAAACTGTAGTTGAAACAAGACGCTCACCATTTTTGGTACGCTTGTCCATTTTATAGATGTACATTGTGTAATTTTGTTTCATTTGTCGCTCCTGTTATCTAACTGTATGTGTATATTATATACTCAAACGGCCACTCAGTCAACCACATTTTGGCTAACAAAAATATGTTGTGTTAAAACAACGGTTAGATTACTTCCAAAGTTTCAATAGATTGACAAATTCAGGCCATTCGGTGTCTGGCCGTGGGCACAATACAATGCCAACTTCTTGTCCGTTCAAACGGCTTTCAGTAACTAACTGAGTGTCTGGTAACTCTTTGAGCATAGCGAACTCTGCCGGGCTGACAGCACAGGTTACTTTCTTAAAGCTCTTGTTCAACCATGTCTTATAGTTGTCCTCATGCCCAAAACTAATATGACACATTAGTCCAGCGTGTGCCGCTGTGTTCATTGCCATACCAACAGGCAAGTCGTCTTTAATACAAATATACATTTTCATACGTTGTTTCTTCCTATACGGCTATATCCTAGTTTACTTCTAATCTCTTTCATCTCAGCTCTGCGTTCTTTAGCTTCAGCACGTTCAGCTTCTCGCTTTTTAAGAAAGCTAATCTCACGCTTAACGATACGAATAGCTTCCTTTTGTCGTTGCTGAGCAAACGCTTGGCTAGGACCCCAGTCAAACTTTTCAGCAGTTGCTTCTAGTTCTTCTAGACTTTCTTTAACTTTGATTAGTTCTTCAAGAGTCAATCTACACTCCTAAATGTTCGCCAATCATCAATGTTTGGCTTTTCATCTTCATCATATGTCCAGCCCAGTGCCTTCATCATGCGATGCTTGACTAGCAAGTTAGGACTACGAAAGCGTCCAGTGTCTTGGAAGCCCATCATAACTCCAAGCTCACAAACCGCACCCGATCGGCAAATACCAGCAAAGCAATGAACAACAACATTCATGTGGTTATCCTTTGCGTGTTGTAGCAAACGAACAAGCTCGTTAGCCTGCTCTTGACTGCATCGCATTGCTTCGTCGTCTACGTGGTCGTCTTTCTCTACATCCAAAAATTCAAAGTTATGAATTTCCTTGAACTTGTGGGCAGGAGTAGGACGCCAGCTTGCCGGATCAACAATACTGATCAGCATAGAATTGTCGCCAGCTTCGTGGTGAAATCTTTTTGGGATGTCGTCAGCGGCTACATTTTCAATCCATGGCATAATTGTTCTCCTTAGCGTTAATTATACAGTCAAAAGAAAACCCTGTCAACTGTTACATTGGCAGGGTTTTCGGGGGTGCTATATTTCTATAGCTTAGATATCATAGCGTGGAACCATTACAGTCTTAAGCATGATACCTTCTGGAGTGAATTGGTCCATATCCGCTGACAGCAACGCTGTCATGATGCTTGGGCTAAATCCGCTAACTAGAGCGGCTCCAGTCTTGTCTGCCTTCACCGGCGCATTGTCAGAACTGTTTAGGTTCCAAAACACAATTTGTGGAACGGTGTAACCCGCATCCGCAAACTTACGTTCAATCATTTCCATTGCACTGTCGTCGAAACGAGCACATTGGTTAAATTGCATGTCCGACAAGATTAGCAACATAGCTGGCATATCGCTAGCAGGAACATTTCCCTTCACTGCAACGCTTAGGATCTTATCCATAGCGGCATGCAGATTGGTACTCATTTCCCAGTTGCTCTTAGACATTTGTTCCACCTTTTGAACAATGTTACCCTTTAGGGTAACCAGTTCTGGCTTGCTGGAGAAAGTCAAGAATGTGTCCTTGAACACACCCTTGTTCTTGTCTGCCAAGTACAAGCCCAGCGAAACTGCTACATCCAAACAACGTACTGCGGAGTTACCTCCAACAGATGTAGTCATAGAACCACTTACGTCAACTAGAGGTAGGATACTTGCGTCACCTACATAGTTTGGCAGAGCATCCCATTGTGCGATCACATGGTCTGTTTCTGTCTTGTCCAGCTTGGTGTAGCTGTGTGCGATGCCCTTTAGGACATCATGTGGGTAGATCGCGTTGGCGTTAACCTTCACAGTCTTATCCCCTGCCACCAACTTAGCCACATACTCTGCGAACAGAGGAGTGTGACGGTTGAATGCCTTCTTGTAGTTGCGTGAAGCAACAGATGGCACGTGACTGAAGTTGATGTTATCCCAATCTCCTGCACACATTTGGGTTTCAACAACTTTTGTAAGGCCAACAAGGCTCTTACGGTATTGCTTAGGAGTCATTCCAAAGAAGGAAC